TGAGTCTTTACCGACATTTTTAATACTTGCACCTACTGGTAAACCCTTAGTAAGTGGTGCTAATGCAGGTGCTGCTTGACCAAGCAAACCAAGAGCAAATGCTGGCTCTGCTACTTTTTTAATCTTTTCGTAGTTAGGATTAAGAACACTAAATCCCATTTCATCTGGTCTAGTGCCTAACAAACCCTGCATAACTGCATAGGTTAAAGGGTCTGGTAATGTGTTTACATCTCTCTGCCCTGCCAAGGCTCTAGCCCTAGCACCTTGACGCTGTATGTTTGGATTACCAAAAAATGCGCCAAGTTCAGCCATTACTTCATCCTGCCCATTTTCTTAGCAGCTTCTGCCATAGCAATAGCAATAGCTTGGTCACGGCTCTTTACAACCTTACCACCTTTGCCAGAGTGCAGAGTACCTTCTTTGTACTCACCCATTACCTTACCAACTTTCTTTTGACCAGCTTTTGTCATTTTCATGTTGTTCACCATTTAACCTTGTTAGCCCAATACGCTGCACTCATCTTACCCTTGGCAATGTTCTCAGCATGACGAGCCTTAAACGCTTCGTTACGCTTCGTGCCATCAGGTGAGCCTTTAGCCCCTTGTTGACCAAAGCGGATAAGTTTTACATCCTCACCAGACTTAGCTAAAACAGCATGAGACTTAGTGGGATGGTTAGGAGTAGCTTTGGGCTTGTTATAGCCAGAAAACTGCTCAGAGCCTCGCTTAATCACTTCTTTTTAGCAGTCTTAGCTGCTTGTTTAAAAGCATCAGCAGTAGGCGCACCCTTGCTACCTACCTTACGCATACGCTCTGGAGTTTTACCAGCAGCTTTTTGTGATTCGATGCGCTTTTTCTTCGCAGCGATATTTGCGTACAAGCCCATCATTTTTTGGCTTTCTTTGCTGCGTTTTTAGCTGTGCGCTCTCCACGCATAGGCATAGGCTTAGATGCAGGTTTAGTCTTCTTCTGCATAAGTTTCTGCATCATTTCCATCGCTTGTTGGTTTGTCGTTCCCATCATATTCATCCTCGGTTATTGGCCCACCACTAATCCATGCCTCACAAGTCCTCTTGGAAGCACACTTAAAATCAAACACTTCGCAATAGCCTAAGTCGCCAGCATCAATGACTTCCCAAGCATCCATCTCTGTGCCATTCATCTCTAAACCAGATTCAATGCAAGCAAGCATCTTAGGGGTTTGGATAAAGGCAGCGCAGTTACCGCAACGAGACTTTTTAGCCTGTGCAGGCGAGATTCTCCAAGCCTTTGAAATATCACGCCAGTAATCAGCGTTTGGCTCATTGGGATTCATTGGGCCATAGTTCGCCTTATCAATGGCTTTCTGACGACACTCAAGATTGACTTCTACGTCACCTGTGGCAACTGGACACGCTTCGCCTTTTTTCTCTTGGCGTTGTATCTCAATCTCAATTTTTACGGATGGCTCAAGTAAACCAGACATGGTTATCCCTATGGAGTTTATTTATTATCTCATAAAAAAAAAGAGGGAACAAGTCCCTCTAAAGTCTCAATGGCAACTGAGTGCATCCATTGTGCGCTATCTGAAAAGATTTGCAAGCGTTAAATTTAAAACATCCATCTCATCTAACTTCATAACCTTCCATATCCTAGCCTGTCCGTGTATTCCGTTAAAGCTACCCTGATGGCAATCCTTGCATAAAGGAATACATAAGTATTGATTATGCTGAACAATATGGTGTGCATCACTTGGGCCAGAAGCATTACAAACCCCACAAGGCATTTCTTTAATCTTTGCCAAGTGCAGACGTTCCCTGTTATTGGGTCTGTTGTTCATTTTGGAATTTTTGCAATAAAAATGACCAAACTGCACCACCAGAAACTTTGGCAATAAACTGAAGTGCAATAATTTCTGGCATTAAAACACCAAATGCAATAGTTGGGAAAAGCAAAGAATCTACAGCAGCACCAGCAGTATTTGAGACATTTGCTCGTTTAATCCATGAGCCTGTGGTTTTTACAAACATAGCCCAATCAACTACAGATGCAACCAAAAATGATACGGCAGAAGCTACTGCAATCATTCCAGAGGCAGGGTTTAGCCCATAAGTGATTAAGCCAGTTCCGATAATTAAACTGCCCATTTGCCACGTTTTAAGTCTGACATGAAGCCAATCTCTAAGCGTTAAATCAAGTCCAATCAAGAAAAATGCATTTATTGCGGTTACTGATGGCCCAAATGTAGCAACCAATAGGTTTGCAGCAATCATTGCTACGGCATATGCAACTAAAGCAAAAATCATAATTTTCTTTCTGTTTCAATAAAAACACCATGATGATTAGCAATCAATGTTTGCTCACCACCAAATTTTTTAAACAACTCATCAGCAATGTTTTCGTGATAGCCAATCAATAATTTACTTATTGTTTCCAATATATCTTCTACCAATATCTTGTCTGTATGTCTTATTTCCAATTCATAAGTTATTTTTTTATGGTTAACTGGACAAACAGAAGTAAATTTTGTTTTGTACTTGTTCATAAAAGTGTTTCTTGTTCCATTGGTTGATAAAAGTTCCAACATGAGGGTGCGTTGTGCGCTTCAATCCTAGAACGCATGACTTGCGCCCTAGCCTCTTTTGTTGGCGGTAAATAATTCCCATGCTTCCAATGAACATCAATGCCAACATTTCTGCCAATATTGGTACTGTCTGCTGATGAAAATGGTAATTTGGTAAAGATTGCAGGGTCTAGCATCCTTAAACCATGTAGCTTGCAAGCAGGTCTGCCCATGTCATCACAAACTACTCTCATGGCTTGACCCATCTTGACCCACCAGTTTGATGTTCCTACTGTAGAAAACTCTCCAGAACTACCAATGCAGACACGCACATAAGTGTTTGCAAGTTGTTCAAGTCTTTCTAAAGATTCGTGCATATGCCAAACTGGTGAGCCAAACCATGTCGGAAGTGGACAATCTCTTAGTAAAGCATCGTTGTCAGCTTCTGTGCCATCAATCACATCAGGAATAACTGCAAAGTCGCACGATGGAACTTTTTTTAGATTTAACGCCCAATCATAAAAAGGTTGCCAATCAGTAATTGGTTTACCTTGTTTCCAAGCAGAAAATGCCCCATTGTCTATTGCAAATGATTGACAAACTTCTATTGCTACAGACAACTGGTCAGAGTGAGCAAATGAAACAAAAGCATGACCATTCTCAACCGCTTTAACTGCTACAGTAGCTGGCGTAATTGGTAATCCGTGATAGTGAATCATGCTTCTCTTACATAAACACCAAAACTGGCAGCAGTATCACCAAAAGGTAATTGCTCTATTTTTTTGGCAATACGCTCTCGTTCTTGTTGAGCAACCAGATAAGCAAATCGCTCAAGCATCAATTGACACTTATCAACTTCGCCATCATAGAAGCCAACTTCTAGGGCTATGCGAATAACGTCTTCTCTAGTCATTTTCGTAAGCCATAATCTTGGCATGGTCAGCTTCTGCGAGTAAATGGCTGGTCAGTCTCATTGTGCCTTCCATCTCTAATTCTTTAAACTGTGCGTCAGTAAAGACGCCCATGACGTTACGTCCCTCAAACCAGACTTCATCAATGTTCTCGTTGTAAGTGCCTTCTTCATCACGCTCGTATTCCATAACGACAGTAACGATTACAGAGCCTTCACCAGTTGTTGTGTCAAATTCGTATTTCATTTTCTTAATCCTTAATAAGTACTTTCGCCCCATCCTGTTTCTTGCAAAACACGCAAGTCAGGAGTTAACCGAACACGATTGCCAAGTTCATCCCAACCCCAAGCAATTGCATCTGTAACAACTCTGATTTGACGCACTTGATTTGTTTTGTACATTGAGTGGCTAGATGGAACACAAGCAGCCAAATTAGTAAGCGAATTTGTTTTAGCAGTAGCCAAAAAATCCATCATTACCATGTTCTGCTTGGCAGTAAGTTTTGTGTATTTAGACATGACTTAATCCTTAAAAGTACCCTTGCGAATTGCTTGGGCTGACGTAAGTGTATAGTTTTCTCAACAGTTTGTTGAAAAATATATCTAAGTATTTACCCTACTCTGTGGTTTTTACGCCAAGACGCTCACTAGCTTGCTCACTTCTCCAAATGTCAGTTTTCATCTGGGCAGCAATCAGCATCCACTTTAAGGTTTCCTCTTTCTCAATGGCAATCATTAACCCCTTGAGCAAATCAGCATACTCAATGTGAGCATAGGCTTCACGCTCTTGGGCAACCGCAGAATCTATCCCTCTGGCTAACGCATCCTTCATCAGTAAAGCCTTCTTGGTTTTACGGAACTCCTCAAGGTAGATTCTTTGTGCTTTAGCTTCCGCATATTTGCATGAATTTTCAATGATAAATTCGATGGCTTTGTAGGGTGCTTTCATTTAATCTCCACAGAAGCAAGAAATAGCTTCTTCGTCTTTATCAAACATATCGGTTTGCTCGGCAGCGTATTTGTACATTTGTGCGTAAGTAGGTCTGTCAATAGCAAAGAACTTTCCATCACCAGCGCATCTTTTTGCAGCTTCTTCCTCTTGCTTAATCCACCACAATGCCCTCTCTGGCTTTTCTTGGATAAGGCTAAGAATCTGTGCTTTAGGTTTCAACATACACAAGTCACAGTTTCCGTGCATTGTTTTGCCGTTGATATTTGGTAGGCCTAAGTCAAAATCTTGTTGCTTCCAGAAGTTGCTTACATCCTTAGACGAAACATTGTCTTGTGCCAATGGCAAATAGACTGTTTCATGCTTACCTTCTGGGTTTGGATTTGCCCTAAATTTAACAACTCGTTTAGGCTCGTCAGCACGAATCCCAAGAAAAGATTGCCATTCTTCCCAACCAATAGACTTTAAATATCTGTAAAAAGTCCTAGTTTTTAGATTTGCTGAACAGTATCTAGCCCTGCCGTTTGGCAACGCATTGTTAAAATGTTTAATAATCTGTTCAAAAGGCTCACCATTTCTACTGGCGGTTTGGTAATCAACAACTTTAAAAGAGTGTTCTCCGTCAACTTCAACGTATTCCAACCAAGAAATTGGCACATTCCAACGCTTAGAACAGTCATTTACAAACTTTAAAGTAGCTTCTTCTTCCTTACCAGTATTGGCAAATATCACCTTTGCTTCACTTGGTAGGCTCATCTGGTGAGCCTGTAGAACTTGGTAAAGCATATAAGCAGAAGTCCTGCCACCAGAAAAACTGATGCACGTTGGCTCTGTTATTTCGTAGGGATTCACTTGACTACTCCAATCATTCTTAGTGCTGCTTCTGGGCAATCTATTCGTGCCAAGGTGCTACCTGACCAATTCTCGAAAAAGTCGGCTTGTAGCTTCGTTAAACGCTTTTTAGAGTCCGTTTTAATCTCCACGAGAAAGGTGTGACCCTTGTAGCCAACCAAAAGGTCAACTGGTAAGGAAATAATCCATACGAAAGCCCCTGCACCACGCAAGGCAGAAACTATCTGTTCTTGGTTTGCGTCAACCCTTGCTGCTCTCCTCATTTCGTAACCTCGTCATTCTGTCCCTCAAAAGCAAAGTATCTGACTTTCCTCTGATTCGTTCCAAGTCCACGCACACACCCTGCCACCAGAGCAACGCTTTGCTTGAGCCAATCGTCAATTTCTTTTGGTTGAATCTGCGTATCCACTCTTGGGCTTCGCAGTTTCTGAAGTGTTCCAATTCTGCTGGAGTCATTTGTAGGCCATTCAAAGTTCATGCTTTTCTCCGCAACTCAGCCATCTTTGCCAAGACTTCTAGCGGAATAGGCGCAGCCTTCAAAGCATCAGCTTTAATTTTTTCTAACGCAGGGTCAGGCTCATTTTTGCTCGGAACTGTGAGCCTCACAATATCGGCAGGGTTTTGTTTCGGTGCGTTAGTGCTTCTCACCCAATTACGCCAAGTAGCAAACCAATCCAGCTTCACACCCTTCTGACCTGCTTGGGCTATCCAATAATCCTTAAACTGGTCAAAGGTTTTAACAGGGCTAAGTTCTGGGCGTTCTGTTTGGCAGAATTCTTCCCATTCTTTTGGAAAACTAAAATCAGAAGCGAGGCGTTTGCCGAGTGTCTTCTTCTCTATTATGTTATGTGTAGTGTGTTCTGTGTCTTGTGTAGCATTGCGTTCGGATTGCGTTGGCAATGCGTTCGCATCCTTAACCTTATCCCATCTAATCTTGGCACTCTTGCTTGCCTTAGTAGATTTCTCGCCAACCTTCTCAATTTCCTTGTCAGCACGATGGTGAACCCATCCGTCTGGAGTGCGCTCAAAATATTCTAGCAATACAGTCGTAATGCAATCGCTATGCGAACGCATCCTAATCTGTCTGGCTACTTCATTTAAGTCGTTAGGAATTGGAGATTCATGTAGGTAGTACCAATCAAGCAATCGCCTGTAGGTCAAGTCCTCAATCTCGGAAAGGTGCAAGGTGTGACTGTGGTAGTCACCAATATTAAACTGGTAATAGTGCATAGCTGTCTCATGTTCCAATTCTCCCAGAAAGAAACTGCGGCAGGAGGGGAGACTTCTCTTTTCAGTTGGGTAGCAACTCCCAACCTAGCCGTGTTTCAAAACATTGTACTAGATAAATTGATTATTAGTAATTTCATTTGTTGGTTGTCTGCCAAGCAATCTGACAGCTTGGGCGTTCATTACCGCATATTCAGCCTTGCTAAAGATACCCTTGGCATTGCGAATGTCAAAAGGATTTAGCTTGTCGTAAGGCTCATCATTGGCAGCCTTTTGAGCCTCAATCATATGCGGTTCTAGGGTGTACTGAGAAACCCAAGAACGTCCCAACTTAATTTTTCCAATTTTTAATTTCTTCTTGTAACTCATCTTTGTGCAACAAGCTGCAATGGATAGTCTTGGTATGCCTGTTAAATCCTCTAGTTGGTAGGATGTAAGTGGGCCGTTTTGTAATGCTCTGATTACTGATTCTTGTGTCATGTTGTCTCTTTGTTTAAGTAAATAGCTGGGCCTCTGCGGATATTGCAACCCTTGCAAGTTGGCTCAACTTCTAATGGTTTGTTGTAGTCTCTGTGTTCATAGCATTGAGCAGGTTTCCCACAATCTACACAAGTTAGTGTAGCTACAGGCACAAGAATACCATTTCTTACCGCCTTGTTAACTGCTGCTGCAGCTTGTGCTTGCCCATTCTTTCTAGGTCTTAAATTAGAACATATCCAACAAAACCTAGCACTTGGCTCTCTGCCAGTAATTTCTTGATTGCAATCAGCGCACAATTTACTCATTTCTTAATCCTTTTGTTTAAGAAAAGTTTTGGGTAAGCTAATTTGATTGATGCGGGTATCCCCCTATATACCCAGTTATGTACCCTCTGTGCAGAGGAGAAACCTAGCTTTTTAGATAGGACTGTTGGCCCACCAAGCAAGGTAATTAGTTCTTTATCGGTTAGTGTGTTCATGGTTGTATCATAACAACGATTTGTTAAATTTTCAACACTTTGTGAAAATAATTTAAACATTCCGTTGATTTGCGTTATACTAACGTCAGCCCTAGCAAATTGCAAAAGGGTCTTTTTAAGGAGTCAGAAATGACCGATTTTAGTTTTCTCCCTACAGACTTTGCTTCTACTGAAATTACAGTAGTTGCTAACACTCAAGATGCTAAACAGTATCTTGCAGAGCGTTATGGCTTCGCTTGCGTTTCTATCAACATTCGCAAGTCTGCTGCGCCAGAGTTTACAGACAGTTTTGCATTTCAAGGCTTGTCTTACCAGTAATCAATAGGGGACTTAGTTCCCCAATTTAAGGAAAACCAAATGAAAAGCAAGATTATTCAGACGCTAGTTGAATGTGTGTTAGCCATCGTTATCTTTGGCGGTATCGGTGTACTACTGGCTTGGAGGGGTTAATATGAACGTACGTTATCTCGTACAAGTCCGTAGGATATTTGCTACCTACGATGCCCCTCCAGAGGTCATTAGAAGCTACCAAAAGCAATGGGTGCGCTCAGTACGCCAATTGGGTGATAAGTGGCTTGTAGCAAAGCCTATCGAAAGAATCCAATGATTACAAGACAAGACGCAATCAAGGATTTATCACATGGTGACTACTGTTGCTACTGTACTGAGCCTAAAACAACTGGCTCATGCTGTGGAGAAAATCACTTCGTACCTTTCGAGGATTTGTACGATGATGACAAAGAAGCAATGATTGAAGAATATTTAAATAAAGGAAAATGAAATGGTACACAAGAAGTTAATGGCAGCACGAATCATGTTGCAAAACGCACCTTTAAAGAAGTCTGGTCACAACAAGTTTGCTGGCTACAGTTACTTTGAACTCGGTGACTTTATCCCCACGATTAACCAAATCTTTAATGAAGTTGGTTTGTGTGGTGTAGTGTCCTACGATACAGAGATAGCAAGCCTGACCATCACAGACACAGACGATGGCACTAACATCATCATCACATCACCAATGGCAGAAGCTAACCTTAAAGGTTGCCATCCCATTCAGAACCTTGGTGCAGTTGAGACATACACCAGACGCTACCTGTGGGTTACAGCAATGGAAATCGTTGAGCATGACGCTCTGGATTCCTCTGCGCCTATCAAGGAAGAAAAGATAATCATCACGCCTACTCAGGGTGCAATGGATACCATCCCACAAGATGAACAGAATTATCTCAGAGAGTTAGCAATGGAGTTAATTGCTCTCTGTGAGAAAGAAGAACCTAAGAGTGCTTGGGTAAAGTTGGAAGCAGAGAACCTAGACAGCGAACAGAAAGTTGCTCTCTGGACTTTGCTTCCTAGTAAAGTAAGGTCAGCGTTAAAGAACGCTAAAGGATAAATATGGAATACGATAATACAAACCGAGGAAGTCTTTTTAAGAACGATAGAAAAGACGATGCTAAGTTTCCTGACTACAAAGGCAGCTTAAATGTAGATGGCGTAGAATATTGGCTATCTGCTTGGCTAAAGGTCAGCAAAGACGGACAGAAGTTTATGTCCTTGTCTATCAAGAATAAGAACGCAGACGCTTCTTTGAATAAGCCAACAAAGCCTAAAAAGGCTGAGTTTGATGATTCGGATATTCCGTTTTGATTACGAGGGGAAAGTTGTGCAAAGAGTCTTTTAGGCTTGCAGACGAGCAATGAGTACCCTCACCACTATGAGAAATCAGTATGCAACTCATACTGACTTCCGTGATTTCCGAGGAGTAATTCCCGAAAATACGCATTTCTTGCCTAGCAACATAGACATGATTTGCGAGAGAAAGGGACACTTCCTAATCGGAGAGTGGAAGAAACCTAACGAGAACATGGCTACTGGTCAGCAATTGCTACTCAAGGCTTTTGCTCAAGTTCCTAAATTTACTGTGTTAGTCATTATTGGTAACACAGACAACGAACAAACTGAAGTTGGAGATGTGTTCCAAGTTGTTCTAGGTAAATGTATAAAGATAGGTGAGGGTCTTGATTTTCTCAAAGACTTTTATGTCATGTGGTACGAATTTGCAAACTCGAAAGGATAGTTATGTCATACGCAAATATAGAGATGAAAATAATTCAATGGTCAGAAGCTAGGAAAATTATTCCTAACAGCACACCAGAAGTTCAGCTTCTAAAAGCAATGTCAGAGATGGGAGAACTAGCAGATGCCACGATTAAACATGACAAAGAAGCTGTTATTGACGCTGTTGGTGATGTCATGGTCTGCCTTATTAACTACTGCGCTTTACAAGATATTCAGCTAGTAGATTGCATGGAAGTTGCCTATGACCAGATTAAGAATCGCAAGGGAATTCTTTTACCGAATGGAGTTTTCCAGAAAGACACTACTTAGCCAACAAGTACAGACCCACGTTTGAAAAGGCGTACCCTGCGTACACCACAGCCATGCTTGGGTTTCCTCTGTAGAGTTGTTCAGCAGCAATGTAGGCGTAGATGCCACCAGTTAAGATAATTAGCCAAGCACTCAAAACGCACCTACGTCAATTACGTCACCCCTAAACATTATTTGATTTTCATCAAATTTTTGAGCCAACTCTGGCAACAATAAGTGTCCATTGAAAAAGTTTAACACCGCAAACCCTGACCTGTGGTTACTAGGGTTTATCTCAGCATAAGTAAACTGTGGGCCATCAGTCTCAGCAAGCGTCCCTGTATCTACTCCGTATCTACATCCATTGTAGTCGCTGAATGGCGTGACTTTCAAGGAGTGCAAGTGTCCAGTAACGATTGAAACACCAGCGTTAACTGTATTGTTGTGAGTAGCGTGAACACCACCTTTATATCGGTGTTTGATAATCACATCCTCGGTAGGCCATACCGCCCAACAAAACTCCCAATCAAGGAAATGGTCTGTCAGTTTGAAACCCAATACTTCTTTGTACTGTGGTGCGTGTTGCGCCAAACGATTGCCAAACCTAACATCGTGATTTCCCCATGTCCACAGTAGCTTTACATTATGTCGGACAGACTTTGCAATCTCCTCTATTTCGTTAAGCGCACCCTGACAGGCTTTTAACTCTTGAATAACAGTAGTTGCAGGTTGTTCAGTTACGTCATGGCGAGAGATAGAAGCCCCATCAAACGCATCTCCGTTACAGATGATAGCTTTGGGCTTGAACTCTTGGATAGCCCATAGAAGCCCTTTAAATGCTGTTGTACGCTGATTAGGAATAAAGTGGGCATCTGAGAACACAATAACTGTTCCGTCCAGTATGCCAAGTTCTACTTGCTTTAAAGGAGAGAAAGACTTGGGTCTGTTTTTGTTATACAAATCACCTCTATGGTCTTTCGCATTGAGGGTCATGTTGTATTCTTTTTCAATCCACCTTCTGCGTAAATGGACTGCCCTGTTATTTATTCCAAGGTGTTCTGCCATTCTTTGTGCAGACTGAAGTTGTCCCCATAACTGGATAAACTCCATGTCCGTACAAGTTTCATTATGTGCGCCCATTGGAGTCCTTAGTCAAAAGATGCTCTAGCGTATTGATTATTCGATGCTCTTGCATTTCTCTGTCCTCATCTGACGATTTCACATCGGTAGCAGTACACAGTAAGTCATATAAAAAAATATGAAGTAACTCATGTAGTGCAGTTTTATCTAGTGAATCTGGTGTGATTTTTTCAGCACCAAAGTCACCCAAACGATAAACAGCAAGTCTTGCAGCAGGTGTAAACTCAACAGAAGCCATTGCTGCTTTAGCTGGTTTACTTCCTTTTTCAATTCTCCAATCACCAAGACTTAGCACTTGCTGCCATTTTTTGACACTTTGTGCAAACAGTTCTGCTTGTTCTGGTGTAGGAATGTTAGGCATTTCAACACCTTATACAAGATTTATGACAATTTAATTTAAGATAAGAACAAAGCCACTTCTGCTTTGCGTCTTTTGACAAGACCTGAGACTTCCTTGCCACCTGCTTTAGTCCATGACATAAAGGCTTCAGCAGCCCCATCCCAATCACCACGATTGACCTTCATGCGAATGGTTGACCTTTGGTAATTCCCTAAACCTGCGTTGTACGCAAAAGAGACAACAGCGTCGAATTTGCTTTGATGACTAGCAAGAGTAGGAGAAAGTCGAAGAACACCACGTTCAAAAGTATCGATGTCAACCTTGAACAGATTGACCAGTTCATCTTTAGACCAGACACGATTGTCTTCCCCTTTTAGTTGGTAATCAGACCTGATAAGCCCTGTGTAACCCTCTTTACGGACGTTTGGGAGGCTTAATTGGTCTGCATACATAGCGTGACCCCATCCAACAGTCCAAATGGCAGCAGAACACCGATAAGGCTTGTTTCTGTAGCCTTCAAAGAAGTGCATCAAGTCCTCACCAGCTTTGCTGACTTTCATTTCTTAGACCATGAACGTGAGCCAAACCAGAAACCAATGATTGCGCCCAACATAGCCATTTCATCAGAACTAAAAATAATGTCAGTAACTTGGATTAAGTCATACATATTGTTGACCAAACTAGGACGAGAGTAAACGTAGTAGGCAATCCATGCGTTAATTGCACACAACTCAAAGATAAAGATGTAAGTCACAATAGGTCTTACAGTACCAACAAAGTTCACCACCCAAGTGCTTGCTCTTTCCAAAACTTTTGCATCATGCTCAAGTGCAGCCTCAGTCATCTGGGCATCTGTTTGCATGGCAATCTGGTCTGTGCGAATCTCCTCCATACGCTCTTGAGCCTTAAACCCTTGAGCCATCATCTGTAATTGAAGTTCTACTTGAACCCTAGCCAAAGCTAATTCATGTCTTTGGTCATCTTTATTCTGGAAAAAGTCTAGTAGTTTTGGTAAGCCAGAAATTAGCAAACCACCGAGTGTAGAAAATAGAGATAGCATTACAGTCCAATCTTTCCAAGTAGGAGATTAACAATTTTGTCCGACAAATTGTCAGGCAAAAACTTCAGAAACCCAAGGGCGTACAAAGCCACACATCCGTAAACGAATATTTTTAAGCATAGGTCAAATGTCTTTTGGTACTCATTCATCTGCCACATCTACGAGTAGTTTCACAGAATTGCATCAATTCATAAATACCAACAAACACTAAAAATAAGACAAAGAATATTGCACCTATTGCCAAACCAATCTCTAGTTGTTCTTGCTCTTTCTCTTTGGCTTCTTTCTCTGCTTTCTTTAATGCGCTTATCTCTTTAGCATCTGCCAAGTCCATCTCTGCTTGACGAGCCTTAATCTTTTGCCATACGTCAATCTTGCCTGTCTGCATAAACAGCATCTTTAGTTCTTCTTCAAACGCTCTAGCCTGTTCTAAAGCCATCTCAATCTGGAGGGCAGTACCCATATTTGAGCCTTTACCAGACTGCTTGGCTTGAAGCATGGCTTTGGTAGCTACAGACTTAGCGTCAAATAATTTCCCAATCATGGGCGCAAGTGAGCCTAGGTCATTGGCAACATTGGCTGCCTTCTTGACCATGCTGATTGCTGACTGTATGCCAGCTAGTGCTGTGATGGGGTCAATCATTTTTTCTCAACCTTTTGCCACTCAAGGCATACTACCTTTCGGTTGTAAACATCACCTGTCCATGCCCATCTGACACAACGATATTCAGTTTTTTCTTTACTAGATGCTACCAATGTAAACAAGGTTGAAAGCACCAGTAGCCATTTCACGTCATAGCCCAAACGATGATGTAAAAACACCAGACCACAGTAATGCAAAAAAGGACTGCGGTAGTAAATGCCACAGCCCAATCGTTCATTTTTTAATCCAAGTCTGCCAAACAGCACCAGCAGCCATGATTAACGCACCCACCCACAGAATAGGCTTGGCAGCAGAAGCAATCCACCCCAAGACCTTAAAAGCCCCATCAAGAGCCTTCATAGCCTCTACCAGACCTTTTGTGTTCTGGTCTATGCTATCCACCTTGGCTTCAACTTCAACGAGCCTATCGTAGATTTGCTTGTGGGTGACTTCGTTTTCCATAACTCACTCCGTTGGTGCTTCTTTAGGAACTTGCGCTTCAGCCTGTTCTTTTATTTTAAGAATCAGAGGCCATACGCCTGATTTGCTTGGCAGTTCACCAAGGGTCTGCAATACAAAGTTAATCTCGTTAACTTCTAACTCTAATTTCATGCTTGA